ATAATAGCCTTTGCCGCCTTCAAACATCTTGCCAGCGCTTAAAGCTTCAACATAGGTAATAGTATCGGTTTTGTTTCTAAGGCTCTTAGGCGGGATCTCACCGTTAGCCTTGGCTACTCGTCTAGCCGCATCGTGTGCGAGTTTCTTAGCTATCTTATAAACTTCATAATTTGTCTTGGTTGATGTTATCCATTCGCCATTTACTTCCCAAAGAGCATAAGTTCTTGGCTTTTGTCGATACGTCACATAATCGTGTGGGACTGCGCCCATAAAATCAAATTTATTATTCATTATTATTCTGCCTTTTATTGAAATATATCTAGTTGCGCGGTTTCTTTGTCAAAGCGTGCTTGTGCCGCTTTATAATAATCAGCGTCTAATTCACAACCTACAAACTCAAACCCGCTGTAATGAGCCGCAATAGCTGTTGTGCCAGTACCTAAAAAGGGATCAAAACATTTTGCGCCTAAAAAACCAAAATTATTAAAAATTGTGGTCGCTAACTCTATTGGGAAAGATGCTTTATGTGTTTTATTGCTGCTTTTTTGTGTAGGAATATGCCATATGTTGTTTAAAGTTCCTCTTTTAAATTGAGGTTTTTGAAAAGCTCGTGTTATTGGCTTGTCTCCTAGCACTATAATTATCTCAAAACCACTATTTAAAACTCCCTCGCCTATTGCTGGCTGTGCTTTGCACTTGTCCCATACAATAAGCTCTTTTATTTGATCGGAAAAGTGGCCCATAAAACGAAACAAAGCTGGTTTATTGCCGGTTATCATTTGGATGTTAAAAAAAACCAAGCTGCTTACCCTTAACATTTCACTAACTGAGCTTATTAAAAACTGCTCATACTTAACCATCGGCAAATTATCGTCAAAGCTTTTATATTTGCTTGATAGCTCGTTTACTATTTGCCTAGATATATAGCCGTCTCCTTTAGAGTTGACACGCAAATTCATATTATAAGGAGGTGAAGTAATACATAGATCAAAAGCATTATCTTCTAAGCTTTTCATATATTCCATGCAATCTGTATTTAACAGCTTTATCATTATTATTCTGCCCAATCTGTGTTAGTTAATCGTTCGTGCATCGTTGTATTATCAAACATGCCTTGATCATTAAATAATTCTTTCATATCTAACTTAAACTTAGAATTACCAATAGATGCTATTTTTTTATCATGGTCAATACGCTTCAACGCCTCTTTTAAAATTATCGATATATGTTTCATAATTTATACCTCGTCGCTTCCTGTTGTGAGATAACAGCTTCGCTAACCTTAAATCTATAGTTAGCTAATTGTTGGTCTAATACTGTAGAAAAGTTTTCGCCATGCCTAAATTTGCCGCTGTATAGCTCAGTTAATCCTTGGTTTGTAGTGTCATCTTTGTATTTTGACTCATCATACAAAAACATTACCAAGTCTGAATCTTGCTCAACAGCACCAGATTCGCGCAGATCTCTAAGCGATGGTCTAGGGTTGGCTCTCTTTTCGTGATCTCGAGATAATTGTGATAAGGCAATAACGGGAACATCTAAATCCATTGATAATCCTTTTAGCTTTCTTGTTATGTTTGCTACTTCGCGCTCCCTGTTTTGACCGTCTGAACCTACAAGCTGAATATAGTCAACAATCACAAGATCTAACTGGCCTTTGTTTTTCATGTTTCTAGCATGAGCGCATAATTGATTAATGTGAATACCATTGTCAATAAACCGTATATTTGATTCTTTTATTTTTTTTGCTGACTCTGCAAATATTGGCCATTCAGAAACATTTAAACTTTTGTCTCTAATTCTCGAGAACTGCAAACCGCAATCATTAGATACCATCCTCATCATCAGCTGTGCAACAGGCATCTCGAGCGAGTAGTAAGCTATATTTTTATTGCGTAGGTTGTAAGCAATATTTAAAGCCAGTGTTGATTTGCCTTGACCAGTACCCGCAGCTATTACAATCAAACCTGCAAACAGGCCGCCCGTATGCTCATCAAAAAAGCCAGATTTTAGCTCGCTGTCTTCTCGCTGCATCCACTCAATAAGCTCTTTAACAGCATCAGATGAACTTTTATCATCCTGTTTTTGGTTCTTGGCTATATCACCCACAACCTCCTGAGCCTTTGCTATCTTTTCAATAGTGCTTTCGTCACCAGTCGATAGCTCAATAATTGAAGTGCCTGCGCTAACCAATGATCTTAACTGTGAGTTATCTAAAACTATTCGCGCATAAGTTGCGGCGTTGGCCGTTGAAGGGGTTTCTGATATCACTTGTGTAATGTATGTCATGCCGCCAATGTTGGCTAGATTAGCGCTTGATAAGGTTTCGGCAATAGTCACAGGGTCAATGCTTAGTTTGTTCTCCACTGCGGTTTCAATAGCGTTAAACAATATCTGGTTTTCTAGCTGATAAAAATCTTTAGCCGATAGAATTGCTGAGACCTGGTGATAGGTTTTAGATCCGCCAACCAACATTGCGCCGATTACTGCATTCTCTGTTTCAATAGATATTGCTTTCATTTATTATTTTCCCATTTTATTTTATTGCGTAGCCAATTATTAACAGATGATTTCCACTTTACCATTTTGTTTCCATTTGACAACTTCCATCCTTGAGCTTCGTAATTGTCAATAAACTTCCTTGCCTCCGCACCTCCATCTTGCCAGTGACCTTTTTCAACAAGGTATTCGTGAATCTCTTGCTCTGTGGGTGGAGCAAATCTTTTCACCTTAACCTTAGGAATAGGGATATCAGGGATAAGGGATAAGGGATCAGCACGATCAGTAATAGACTCGTCTTTTTTTGTAACGATTAAATCGTGATTAATCGCGACTCCTTTTAAATCAATAACTTGAGAGCTATTTTCATTATAAGCAGGAATCTCCGATCCTTTCCTTTTTTCGTTTGGGTGCGGGTTCTGGTGCTTAGTGAATTTATCAATGTGAATGTAAGAAATACCTTCGACATTATAGATCGTGATAAATCCAGATAAATCAAGATTAGTAATGATACTTACAAGATCGCAATCATCATAAGGCAATAACTGAGCTTTTATTTTCTTAGCTCTGTACTCTATATCGCCTTTATAATCTGCCAACGTCCAGAGGCCTATAAATAAAAGCCTACCGATCGGATCAATCTCGGCCAAGGTGTCATTCTCAAAAAAACTATATTTTATGTTTCTAGCTCTAGGCATTATCATCCTCCAGCTTGCGATGTGCCCTATATGAATCTATAAGTTGGTCATCTCTAACAATTGGATCTATTACCCTGTAGTCCAAGTAAAGGTAATCCCAATCACAAACAATACTTATTAATCCGTAGCTATTTAGAATAGTAAAACAAGCTTCTTTACTGCCTTTTGCTTGAAGCCTACTGAATAAATACTCATCGTTTATTTTATTGCTATCACTAACTAGTATATTTTCAACAGGCTTTAGCCAATCTATGCAATGTCTCTCATTATTTAATAAAATTTCTTTTTGACAAGCCTTATCCCTTTCGTAAAAATCAGAAAACCCATCATCCTCAGGTATAAATAATATTACCTCATCAAACATCTTATACTTGCCTGAAAAGTGGGTTGCAAGCCTGCTGGCGACATTAGAACTCTGGCCTACGTAGTAACATACTCCGTCTTTAAATATAGCGTAAACGCCAGATATAGACCCTCCACTACCAAATAAATGTGAATCAAAAATACCAAATGAATTTTTTAATCTAAAGTAAAGTTGTTTTGAATCTTGGGGTTGTTGAAATACAGATAACATATATAAGCCTCTTTAAAATCGGCTCTCCAGTTGACAATTACCGGACGAGGAGCGATCTTGTGTGATCTAAAAACGGTTCAAGAGAACCGATATTAAAGAGGCCGTACTTTTGGCCTCGTCTGAATACGCTTGTCAAAGCGTTGGATTGAGTATACTACAAATTAATGGTTATTAAAACTATTCTCATGTATAAGTATTAAAGCTTCCTCTACACATTTCATATATGTAAAGGCTATGTCTGAAATAGCACAAAAGCTAGAATCAGCATATTGCCTATTCCATAATTTATAAGCTGTAATAGTTGCAATGTCGTCCTCTTGAAATGGGTTCATGATACAGTTGTAATAACTGTGACCGTCAT